CCCAACTCCTCCTCCTGTTTTGCTACCTAGTGTAGCTGTATCTGTGTTAACTGTAAAATAAAAATAATTTGCTTTTGCATAGTCTGAATCTACTCTTGCACCACTTCTATATAGTCCTGTTGTAATTGCATAGCCAGCAGCTAACGCTAATTTAGCTCCTGTAATCCCATCAAAACTTTGAGGATTATTATATCCAAAAACCGAAGTGCCATTAACTCCTGTTATGGGATTATAAGCAGTTCCTGTCCCAGGTGAAGTAGTTATTGATCCTCTAATTCTATATGTGTCCCCATCAGTTAAACCATGACCAGGAAACCAAACATTAATAAGTCCAGAACCTGCTCCATAAGTTTCAAAAGGGTCATCTCTCATCATTCTAGTAACATCTGGTGCCGTTCTAGCTGGTCTTACTTTTGGTAAAGAAACTCCATCAGCGCTAATAGGCTTAGGTTCTAATTGAGGTTGTTTTGGTTCATATTCAGAAACATGAACAAATGCACCATTCCATTCTGTAACCATTTCTCTCCATGGATACTGAAGTCCAGATCGATCTGAAATTGCTAGTGCTCTTTTTCCTGATGCATATTTTGGCATAATTAAATATTTGGATAGTACGTCTTAGGTGTAATGTATGTACTAGACGCTGATCCATCCTCCGCTAATGCTCTTGATAATTCATCTTCATATAATAATTTTTGAGTTTGAATTCTATCTGGAGCATATTTTTGTGCTAAATAAAAAGATAAACCTGTAACCATACAAGGTAAAAATCTAAAAGGTGCATCTGTTGCATCTGTGTAAGTACCATCTACATCTTGAATTCTTTTGATATAATAAATGTGCATATCCTTAGATGCATTTGAAGAATCAGCAGTTGGATAAACGCTAATACTTACATGGTCTATAAATCTTTGAACCCAATACTGATTAGGGGTTCCTTGAGAAAGTTTGTTTGAAAATCCTGCATAAGTAGATCTATCTACTTTTGTCATAGGAGTATCTGATTGAGTAGTCTGTGTTCTATTACTTCTTAGTTGAGCTTCTAAGACATCCGTAATTCCGTAAATTCCGTTTGTAGGAGTAGTGGTCGCACTAGTTCCATCGGCTGATGTTCTATAAAATTTATATTCAGTTTGACCTTCGATCAAATCAATATTAGTTGATCCTATTTCCCAATAATGAATTCCTCTATTACCCCATTCCGATAATAAAAGATTTAAAGATCTTCTAGCATTTCTAAGTTGGTATCCAGATGTTCCTTGTATACCAATTCTTTCATAAGCCTCTTCGATTAAATCATCAATCGCAAAGTTCTTATCAAAAGTATAAGTACCGGAAGTTGTATTAGCCATCTAGTCTCCTATGCGTAATAGGCTGTAAATGAATCTATAGCTGATAATGTTACATAAGCTGCAGTAGCGAATTTAACGCCGTCACCACCAAAAGTAAAATTCAAAGTATCATTACTTGCACTTCCACCTTTTAAGTGAATTTTAATGTCACCAGCTGCAGAAGTATTATCATGAATAGTTATTTCACCATCTGCTCCTGTTAGGTGTGCATTAATACTTATAATTCGGATTGGCCCCAAGTTAGCCCCTGATCCAGCAATGTAGCCTTGAAGTGCTCCCGTAGATGTTAGCTCTATTGATGCTTTCACATCAGATATATTTGTTCCCATATGTTCTCCTTAATTTATGTGAGCTCCCGAAGGAGCTCACATTGTCTTAGTTACCTATTAACTCCAAACAGCTGCGCCTGTGTCAGCAGTATTGCCTGTTGCTAAATCATAAGCAAAGTTCCAAATGCCTTTTTCAAAACAAGTGAAATACAAATAAGTACCATGAGTTAAACTATTTGTAGCTGCATTGGCAGGTGTGTACGTTAATACCGTTTCATCTGCTATTGATGTGTCTATAGTTTGAACTGCTCCAGCGGCTCTACTTTCCATTTTTGAACCAGTTCTATAAACATCACTCCCAGCACAAGTAAACTTAAGTGTATTTGTTCCACCAGTTGTGTCGTCTGATTGAGCATGAACTACTATAGTTCCAACTGTTGCTGACGGTAATGTTACCGCTTGAGCAGCAGCTCCTGTGTAATTGTTGACCGTAATTACATTAGCTGCATAAGTTTTTGTTGCTCCTGTTGCTACTACTGTTGCAGTTAAACTAGTTAAATCTGGTTTCGTTCCTAAAAACCTTGATGTTATAGTTCCTGTACTAGCAGCCTTATTGATCTGTTGAAATCCTTTTTCGGATCTAACTGGACCATTAAACGATGTGTTTGCCATAATTATATTCCTCCTAGAATATATAAATGTAGTCCCTAGGGGCATGTCGACTATACGCGTCTACACTTAATTTATTGTTTTAATTGTATAGTATAAGTTTTATACGCTATATTTTAGTGAAGTGCAAGAGATCCTACAGGAAATGTACGATTTCAGCGATGTAGCGTTTTGTATTAAGTAGCTACTGAAACTTGTGGAGCCGAATTAGCGATTGAGTTTTCTCTATCTGCAATCTTAGCTTCTTCTAGCTTAATGGCTGTGATGGTTTCTCTAATCTTCTCATCTATAGCCACCATGTTGAGATTGTACCTACCTTCTTTAAGGTGCTCTTGTTGCCAGCTCAACTCCAAGGACATTTTTTGTTTGTATAGGTCTTGGATCATTTATAACTTCCTCATAAGTTATCCATTTCCGGGCTTTATCATAAAATCCCGATTCTTCCCACTTTACACTATTTTCTCCTAGTTTGTCAACTATAGCGTTTTCTATGGCCTTAGAGGAATCTTCGCATCTTATACGAAATTCTACTCTGTATCCATAAGCAATAATGATAATTTTAAAGTCCTTCATGGTGTAATTTCTCACTTTATATTTGAAATGAGGCGAGAGTGTGTCCCGCCTCATTAAATTTAGTTATTACGCACCTTGTACGCCGAAGATTCCTCTAGGGTCTGATACGCCAAAAACGTATCTTTCTCTAGCTTTGAATCTAACGTTACCAGTGTCGAAATCACCTTCCATAGCTGTTTTCAAGGGTGCTCTTTCGAAATGTTTCATTCCGTTAGGTACATCCGTGATTAAATACCAAGAATCAGTATCAGTTAGGTAATTGTTCACTCTATATCCTTGAGGAACCATTCCCATTGATACGATAGCATTGATATCGTTATCAGCTGTGCCAGTTCTACCTTGAGACTTCATCAGTCTGTCAGCGTTAAACTGGTTGTTTGCAGGAACGATCATTTTCGTTGCTTTAGCTGCCACTTTAAGACCTCTCTCATCAGTCATATTACCGATGTCGATCAACGCTTGTTCAAGCGATGTTTCGTTAAGGTCTGCTTGTGTAGTTAGAGTGTTCGAAAACGTTCCAGCAATAGTAGGGTGGTTAGTAGTAAACAAGCCTTTAGCGTCACCAGATTTAAATGTAGCTGTTTGAGGTAGCCCATTTATTAAAGGTTCAACTGATTTAACTTGTTTAGCGTTCGCCATAGATCTTGCTAGCGCTTTTGTATATCTAGAAGAGATTCTATCGTAGAGGTTGTCCTCCATAGCTTCTTCCGTGATTGCAAAGGCTAACGCCATCGTTTCCATTGTGTAACGTGCCGTAAAAGTTTCTTGAGCTTCGTCATAAGATATGCCTTGCCCTTCCGCTTTTACTTGTGCGTTTGCGAATCCAGATAACATCACTTCCTCTTCGAAAGCTCTGTCACTTGATTCAGTTACGTAGATCTCAGATGACTGATTCTCGTAACGTTTGTACTCCAGCCCAAATAGTGCATTTAGGCCTGGTTCTAGTTCTTTAACTAGCTGTGCTCGTGATATTGCCATTTTCTATATGCTCCTATTATTGCCAAGTAATACCAGCTGTACCAGTATTTTGTAAGAATTGGTTAAGGTTGTGAGCAACTACAACTGAAGTGTATGCTGCAGTTATATCGTTGTTGCTTGGGTCCTCAGCCGTTCTTAACAATCTCCACTGATTTGCTGTATTACTTACAGTGCTGGTTGTTAACGTTGAACTAGATTGACCAGAAATTTCTGATCCTGCAGCTGTCACAGTTACGCCATATGTTTTACCATATCCCGCTTGTGCAATTGCACCATCCGTTGCACCAACAAAAAGTTGGAACGGATTGTCTAGAACGAACGCTGTCAAGTCTTCACTGTTCGCTGGAGTAATAGGTTGGTTATACCAGTTCGCCCACGTCGGCTTTAAAGTTGTCGCCGCATTGTAGAAGATACCGTTTAACACACCTATACTTAGGTCATCTATAGCCGCTTGCGCAGTTTTGATGTATCCCACTTTGCTCTGTACTACAGAACCTTGGAATAGATCAGCATTGTACGCAGCATCTATCTTGTAATTGCCTTGACCCGAAGTAGCCGGTGTAGCACCGATCGTACCCGCTGGAATCAAACCAAAACCTGCTGTGTTACTATTTGCCATAGTATATTACTCCTTTTGTCTATAGTTTCCCATAGACGGTTGATTGATAATCGATGATAGGGATTAACCCGAGAATTCCTTATTAGGTTTTCTTTGTACCACCGAAGGTTACACGAGATTGTCTATCAACGTTGATAGGCATTCTCTTATCCTGCTCCTTCATAAGATCTTGTTCTACTGCATCGCTTCGCTCTTTATGACGGTCTGTCATATATTGCTGACGTTGTTTC